ATGTTAATCGCGTCTCCCATTTCTGGAACATCCGCGTTTCGCTTTTTAAGTGCGGTTAAGACTTCTTTCTGAGTACCAACTCTTCGCTGAGCACTCCCGATATTCATTTTTGGTTGAAAATATTTATCGGGGTCCCTGTACCAGTCTACATCACTTTGCTTAAGTCTGATCCTATCAAAGTCCATGGAATAATCACCATTCTCAACAAGGGCTTGATGGTACGAATCATCGAAATAAGCATGGGTTGGCAGTATGGAATGACTGGTTGCTTCTGTTCTAGCAAGGCTGACTCTCTCCATATAAATTGGCCCAGTAGAGATGTCAGGGTTATCTGGATGGCAGTGCGTATCAATAACGCGCGAAACCCTATGTTCAATAGGATTCATGATCTGAAGAGTGATGTCGTAATCAGTATTGGTAGTCTGAAACTCTTCGTCAATGCCCATGTACCTATCTCCAAGGGTCAGCTCCTTGGGGGTATCTCCAGTAACACGAACTTCCTCAATTTCACAGTTCGAGGAATCACTGGCGAGTTTTAGATCGCTCGCATGATCTTCATCGGCGGCAAACGATACACCGTAACCGTCACTAGTATCCTCAGGATACCAGTCATCGATTTCATCTTCGAGCACGAAAGAGCCCGGAATGTCAAGATATAACATCCGTGCCATTTCAGCCTGAGGAATCAGTGGTCTATCGGTGAACTGTTGAACCATTTGCTGGACGGTATCGCAAATAGAGCCCCAGCGCACTCGGTCAATAGGGGGATCGAACTCCCCTCCTATCTCCAAGGGCGCTATAGCTAATTTAAAACTCGCGAGAGATCCGTCAATGGCAACTCCGTCTGCCGGCTCCTGCACCTGAAGGCTAGCAGCCTCCACCTCGTCTTCTAAGGATTGATCTATGATCCATTGGAAAGACGGGACCTGGCGAACGAAATCATCATCCCAGGTTTTCGAAGACATCTTGGTGATAGTAGAAAGAAACAAAACACAACAACAACAAGGTTAGATGTGTGTTGCGCAAACCGTGGGTCGACAAGGGATTGAACCTCGT